TTTTTTTTTTTTTTTGCTATCTAATCTACTTAATCATAAAACTAACTAAACTAAGGCCTAATTATTAAATGATTTTGTACAAAGGAGCCACGCTACACCCACCCCTGATTAGGGGGCGAGCAACTCGTGTAACTCCTAGGCAGTAGAACAAATGCCAATTCACTTGAGAAAGGGTCACCAAGAGCTTCCTGCTTATTGGGACCAGCTTTAGCCTCTTTTCCTAGGTTCACTGACGACTCATGCCGTAGCCATATTGTCTTTCAGGTAGGTCCAGTGTGGGAAGAACGCCAAGTTTCTTCCGAACCTCGGTATATCTCAACCGAGCACAGCCTTTCCATTCCACCTGCCAGTTAGCATAGGAAGTGTGGCTTCTGCTAGCCTTTTCAGCCAGTACTACCAAGGATCACCTTGAGAAGAGTCATTTTGGTTTCAGTCCAGAGATCTTCCTGCTTATTAGGACAAGAGAAACTCCTTCACTGGGTTTGCTGACCACTCACTCCGTAGAGGTTTTGTGTTTCAGGTAGGTCCGGTGAGGGAAGAGCACTAAGTCTCTTCCGAACCCTGGTGTATCTCAACCAGGCACAGCCTTTCCATTCCACCTGCCAGCTCCACCAATGGGTGTGAATCAGTTGCCGTTTCAGCCAGTACTAACAATGAACATCCACCGGGTCATCCTCCTTGTAAAGTCGAACCCAAAGATCTTCCTGCTTATTGGGACAAAGAATGCTCCTTTGTCGGGTTTGCTGACCACTCACTCCGTAGAGATGTTGTGTTTCAGGTAGGTCCGGTGTGGGAAAAGCACAAGTCTCTTCCGAACCCTGGTATATCTCAACCAGGCACAGCCTTTCCATTCCACCTGCCAGCTCCACCGACGGGTGTGCATCAGTTGCCTTTTCAGCCAGTACTAACAATGGGTGGGTGACGAACAAGGCAGGGTCTGAGATAACAGTTCCGGGTCTTACGCCGGCACCATAACCTCGAACTTCATCAACCAGTTGTGTCTGAGGAGGGAGAAGGGAGGGAAGTATGGAATTTGGTGTCCACCTTCATCACACTTGGCGGCAATCGCGTTGCACCACTTACGGTAAGTGTATGGTCCGCGATGCCACACAAGCTGAGCCAAGGAGTTGATGGTCTCCTGGAAATCACCAGTTCTCTGCCACATTACGGATTGCTCGTAAGTGGCGGGCTCAATAGTCGGGTGGATCAGGTGGGGAAAATCTGGGTCAGGGGTGAAATGCCTTTTCAGAAACTGGCATTGGTGTATGTCAGTCTCGTCATTAAAGGTGTCACCCTTGTCTGCTGGGGTGATGCAGAATGTTGTGTTCTTGTTCACCCAAGCTGCAACTTTGGATGGGAGAAGGTCTTGGTTTGTCCCGACCAGCACATCGTCGCCATAGGCGATGATCAGCGGCTCGTCTGATTGGAAATCTGGGCAAATCTGGGAAAAGCATGAGAACAGGAGCATAGCGTTGATCAATGAGTTGAACACACTAGTCCCGCAACAGCCTGACGGCATGGCACCATCAAGCCTCCAGAGTTTGCCTTTGTAGTGGTGAAAAGATTGACTGATTGAATGGATGTACTTTCTCACGTCCTCCTCGCCCTCGACGAAGTCCTTGAGGACATCGGCAAGAGCGTCGAAAGCGCAAGTTGGCACAGATCCGTCAAAACCACTGTAGTCGTAATCAAACACAAACCTTTTCTGGGAGAGAGGGTGGTAGAGTTCAGTCCAGAGGGTATCGGGGTCACCCCCGACACCGCACATGGTCTGGAACCCTGGGTTGGAGTTAAACAATGCAAAGAGGTTGCCGAAGATCTTGCGACCTACCAGCACATGTGCCAAGTTTCCAGCCTCAACGACACGGGTTTTGCCGTCTTGGACTTTCTGCTTAGTTCTGAGTTCATCTTTGAGAAAGGTGGCAAAGTGTCCTAGCTGAGGGTCGACGCTGCACGCAGCGACGTCCTTTGCCAGGCGCTCACAAGGTACCCAGTGGTCATCCACAAGCGTGAAGAGAGATCTGCGAGAAATCCCTTCAGCTATGTAGGGCACACCAGGTGACTGGTTCATGTCAATACCATCCATCCCATCGATGCCATCAATGGCCTCCTGCAGTGTAATCTGGGGTAGTGGGTTTGGGATCAAAGCCTTGAGCCTATTCCTGACTATTTCTCTGCCAATTTCTAAGCCAGGGAAGGGTTCTTTCATGTCACTCTTATACTTTGAGAAAAGGACATCATCCAGTTTAACATTGAGCAGCCGCTCATCACGCTGGGTGAGAACAGCCGGTTCCTTGTCAACCGGGAAGGCTCCATAGGCGGGGGATGGGTGCAGCTTGGAGTGGGTGGGGACATGAACTTTAAGGCCAGGGCCTGCGTACTCACGCAATCCCTCAGCCTTAGCTTCTGCAAAGTCAGATTGGAAAATGGAACTACCATAGGCAATACCCGCACCATTGCTTGCCATATGGATGCCAAGAACCTGTTCATGAGATGGATCATAGGAGATGAGAGGGGCTCCGCAGTACCCTGGCGCCGTGACAGCACGGTACCGGAGGACCCCAAACAACTGCTCACCAGACATGTCCAGGCTCCCAAAGTCCTGTATCCCAGTTGCCAGCACTTCCAGATTGTACTTGCTCCTAACACTGATAACCGCAGGGGATCTAGATGCGGCCAGGTCTGGAGACTTTCTGAGGAACTTCAGTATGTTCTTCACACAGGGCCCGTCAGGTAAGGAGAATATCATAACGTCGGTCTTGTGACCATTACGCTCCACTCTCCTCATCTTCAAGTCCTCTATGGCATACTGTCTACCCCTGATCTGGATATACTTGTTATACCTGAACCCATGAGCATTACAGACGTACGTGCGGTCGAAGACACCAAGAGCGGTCAAGGTGTACCAACCACAGCCCATCTGCGGCTCGCGATCAAAGAACTGGATAGGGAAGCAGTTCTTCGACACAGGGTTGTAGATCTGGGGCAGTCCCTCGTACTGCACTTTTGGAGGGGAGAGGGCAGGGGGCTTGGGCGCCTTTTTCGCGGCCTTCTTCAGGCCAGAATAAGCACCCTCTTCTGACTCCTTTGAAGAAACAGCTTTATAGATGATGAAACCAACACCAAGAACAGAGGTCACAAGGGAGAGGACGGCGGCCACTTTTGCAACCGTCACCCAAGTCTGATTGGGATCAGGGTTGAGGAGCTTGGTAAACCAAGGAAGCTTCAGCTCAGAGACTGTCTCTGGTAACCGGATGGGCTCCGGCTCACAGGTCGGGTCAATTGCCCTGAAGTTGGCCTTTTCCAAGTCCTGAAGATTGAGGGTGAAGGTATCTGGCTCTACTTCCCACTCTCGCACTATAGGGTTTTCAAAACAGATCTGGCTAATCTGGTCGTGAACCCCCGCGCGATTGTGGACTTCAGTAAGCACAGCATCAAAAAGATCAAAAAAGGAAATCTGTTTTTGGGCATCACGGGTAAGAATCATAGAAACCGCACCATCCATTAGAGGACAGAGGGCGCGGAAGCAGGGGTGGGCACAGGGTCCTGTAGGGGTAAGGGCATGCCTGGCATTGAGCCGGGTGTCATGGCGCACTTTCACATTGACTGGGAATCGAATGCGACGCACCAGAGCAGCTGGGGCTCTTGCCGAGCAGTAGGTGGGGTCTGAGAAGTTGGATGTGGCAATCACAATTTTGGAGGAATAGGGTATTCCTTTTTGTTCCAAATCTGCCATATTAGGGAGAAATTTGACTGTTGACACCATCTGACAGAAATTCTGCCAATCTTTGCCTTCTGGATCTTGTCCCAAGTCATCAATTATGTGGATAGCCTGTCCTGTATAGCCGTCCATGAAATCTGAATTAGGAATTTGGGAATAAATTTGGTATTTGGGGTCAAGACCAAGGGCTTTACAGAAGCCTTTAGCCAGGATGGTGGAAAGCAAGGACTTTCCACACCCCGGCTCTCCGTAGAGGTAGACCACCACGGGTTCAGCTCTGTCTGAGTATTGCGCCTGGCGGGCCTTTCGTTCCACCGCGCAGTAGTTGGAGTATGTCCTCTGCAAGATCTGCAAGCATGTCACATCTCTCACTTTGGAGCATAGATCCATCAGCTTTTGTGTCAACTCTTTGTTCTTTTGGACATTTCCAATATTTATGTTCTGACCATCCATGGCATGTACTGAGTCAGCAAACAGCTCAAAGATCTTGTGGCGTTGCCCCATGAACTGTGCTTCAGGTGCATCCTTCTTCCAGTTAGTGAACGTGGCGAGCAGCCACTCCACAAACTCCTTTAGCTTGTCAAGAATCCACTCGACATTTCTAGCAGAGAGGGTCATCACATTGAAATCTTTCGCCATATCCACAATCTTTTCTCCAGTGCTCTGAGCCTTGGGACTTTCCTGTTGTACATTTGCCTGAGATTCATCCAAGAGGGGAAGGGTAGGGCAGGGGGGGGCATAGTCCATAACACTAAGGGGGATCTTCAACTTTTTACAAAACCAACGCTTGATAGAGCCAGCCCAATCGGGGGAAGCGGCATCGACCGCCTCACCCAACAGCATGGCCAGCACACCAGCGATGGTCAGGGGGTTAGGAGAGGAAAAAATGACCAACAACAAACCTACAAGCTTAAGCAATACACTAGCACACTTCTTTGCAACAAACTTCTGAGTCTGGGACACAACAGTAGGGAGCTTATCTAACATTCTACTAACTTGGGCTGCAAGATTATCTACACTAGAACTAGCACATCCTATAGTTTTGGCACTATTCACAAGAATCTCCACATTTTCTGGGGTGAGGGCCGAATCCAATTTCTTCAGGGTGGAAGCAAGCTGATCTCCTGCCTGCTCAAGGGACTTGAGAGGCCCTCCTTCTTCCCGCACAGGGAGCCATGAGCATGTCTCCCCCGACATCGTCCGGCGACGTCGGGGAATCCAATTACGAGGCTCCCACTCTGACTTGACTTCCCCTTCCACACCAAAGGCTGCAAGACGGACAGCGAGCTTTCCGTCTACAGTGTCTTCAGTGATACGGGGTTGTTCGGCCAGGGCGGGGCATCTCTGCATCTTGTGATACACTCTCGGTGAACGCGTTTTTTCCCGAGGAGGTGCCTCGAAAGACACAGCAACAGCTGCAGCACAGCTGAGTGCACCAACAAGGGCAAGAGAAGCGAGGACTCTCTTTCCTGAATTTTCACACTTTACACCAGTCAAATTTTCAACAAAATCTGTGCAATTATGGAGAACATGATAATTAGGAAACTTATAATTTATTTTTGACAAAAACAAACACTGGGACCAAACACACTGGGGCACACTTTCCACAAACTCACAGGGGGCCTGGAGGGGTTTCACTCTCACAACTGCATCAAAACCATCCTGCTCCAGAGAGCACTCCTTCTCTCCGCACACAATCATCCAATGGGTGAGGGAGGTGCCCGCCCAATTACGTTTAGCAACGTAAGGGCGGGGGGGCTGGGCTGCCCAAGACCAATCATGCGGGTAGTCATCAAAAGAGTCGTACCGATCATCCCACTCGAGTTCGCCAGACTCAAAGCGCGCGGGGCGCTCATCATCCGGGTCGTCTCGAATGCAAAACCGGGTCAGCTCATCAACAACCTCCGTAGAAAGATCACGGGCGGAAGGGCGGGTTCTGGTTTCTACACTAAGGGGCACAAACTTATCTACTGGAACAGGAAACAAATACTGAGTTTGACCATTCACTACTTTATACTTACCATTATTCAAACTAAAGGGCTGCTGCAAGGAATGCAGCACAACCTCACCTGTGCTAACCCTGTTGACACCTTGGGTGCCATCAGGGAAAGCAGTCCAGAGGCCGTACTGGGGGAAGGGTTGAGGGATGAAACACTGAACATTGTGGTAGGAGACAAACACATTAACAGTACAAGAATGGGAAGGAGACAACAGCACACCAAGATAACACAATTCTCTAAAGGGAACCACACCCCAGCCTGCACCCTTGGACTGCTGAATCTGGTTCTCGGCGGTATCATCGTAGACGTTGGCAACGTTACTCCAGCCGCCAAGCCAGGGAGCGAGGGCGTTGTAGGGGGACTGCCAGGGGATAACAACACTGATGGTGTTATTGGAGCGGGAAAGGGGGGCTGTAACAAAAGGGAAATCATAGATCCTAGACTGCACAGCAATCTGGTCCATGTAGGCCAAATCAAGGTAGGGGTCTGCACCAGGGGGGATATTTGCAATGGTAGCGATTGTTTGCCAATTTGGTTCCGAATGGAACTGGAACTGTAAATCCACACGCACATCCACCTGCCAAAAGGCGAACATGTGCTGGATGTTTCTTGCTGATGTGGGGAAATCTTCCCCACGCTGCCATGCAATCTGGATGGGAATGGGGGCATACCAGGAATTTACATCTGAGGTATTGTCAGGGATACCAATGGTGGCATAGAGCCTGCGCCTGCCAAGGAAATTCTCAAGCAGCATGTCAGGAGATGAGTGTGACACAAATCCTGTCACTCCTTCCCACGCGTCAGCGGGTGTCACCTGAACCGGTTGCCCGGGTTCCAGGTTCCCGTAACACGCAGGTTGAGATGCAACGTCAGCCTGGGTAGGCTGGGCGTCTGCCTGAGCGGCGTCTGAGTCACCCATGTGGATGACTACGCCTTCTTTCTCTCCATTTTCAAAGCGCACAGTATCGGGACCAGGGGGAGGGGTTGGGGGGCGCCCAGAAAGCTGGTAGTTATAGCGCACGGCGCCGTACCAGTTCTGCTGGGGGGCATAGGGGGGGACACCAAGGGCATTTTGGGTGGGGAGTCTGAAGGAAAAGTCAGAACCTGCAGAAGCAAAGGGAAGCAAGACCACAGGGGCAGTATCGCCAGGGGCAGTCGACTGGATCTGGTTGTAAAGCCAGACCGTCACCACCCCCATGCGTGAGGTAGGGGGGTAGTAGGAAAACTGCTGGTTACGCTGCGTCGCCTGCTCCGCAAGCGTGCGCCAGACAGTTTCTGAGATGAAGGGTATGGGAAAGGTAAAGGTGGAATTAAGCCCGATATCAAAGAAGGCCACGGTGCCAGCCATGGCCTGCTCCATCGTCTTGGGCTCTGTGGTGTCACCAGGGGAGAAGCAGACAGCAATCCGACCACGAGTCATTGCGGTCGTGACCGCCATGAGGTGAAAGTTGATAGTACCAGTCCACTGGGAAAAGAGATTTGCCATTTCTCCTATGTATGTCTTCATGAAGACAACATTTTTCAGGTCAACAGGGAAGCCATAGAGAAAGGTTCCCTTGGTGTAATTAGGGGTGACGAGAATGCCACCCCAGCCCTCCTGAGTTATGGCCATGAGAGTGGGGACAGAAAGGGGTTGGGAGAAGGAAGTCACTCTGCCAGGAAGATATGAGGTGTCCATGAGCGCCTGCGCTCCTTGGGCCAAAACTACACAATCTGTAAGAGGATGAGTGGAAACAATAGCATTCTGATTTTGGGAGAGGCGTGTGTCATTTTGGAAAAGAGTTACCAGTTGTCTGTGGGTGTTTAAGCCATAGAACTCTGCATTTGTGACAGCCGCCTGAAGGGTCACGGTGACTGGGGTGTTGGAGGTGTAGGGTGTTCTATACAGCTGGGACCATTCAAACACAAAAAGCCTATACATGTAGCGATGGTGGTGAGCCATCACTGGTGCCATTCCAACATAGGGTAGAACAAGGGTTGCCTGATTATTTGTTTTGAGATTAATGAACTGATGGGGGAAGAGGGTTAACTGCTGCCGGGAAAAGTATGCTGGGATCCAGTTGTGCTCATTACTCTGTGGGTTAATGACAAGCTGGTCCCAGCGCGTGGGCGGGCAATTTGGGACTGCAACAACCAAAAGGAGGCCTGAAGTAAAGGGGTTAGCATTAACGGTTACCACAACAAGGATGTCTGACCTCATGAGTGCATGACGATCAGCTGTGGGGTGAAAAAGATTGGATGGATCTGTGGAGGAATCCTTTGTCAGGTCATTAGGGAGATAGGCATAGAGGAGAGGATTGTTAAAGCCAAGGCGAGCATTCCAATCTGCCACGGCCAGCGTTCGCAAGCGCTCGCCAGCTGGCCCGAGAGGGGTGGGTTTATCTACGGGAGGAGGTAGGGGGCGAGGTATTTGGCCATCGCCTGGCCACCCATCCCTAACAGTAACAGCATCCTGAGAAGACATAGAAGTAGAACCAACAGAAACCTCAAGAAGACGATCAGAAGTAGCTGTACTCTGACCGATCTCAAAAGCAGAAGAATTAAGCAAACCATCAGTGAGAGAAGAAAGCCAAGAAGATGCAAGTCCCTGTACTGCTCCTGCAATCTGGCCAACAACAGGGATTGGCTCGAGAACAGAAGCAATGGCATTGGTAACTGGGAGACCAGAGACAGAGTGCTTCGCACTAGTCTTGCTGCCATTTCTGCCAGCCATAGTGAACTTTCAAATGATTGGGGAAACCCCAATCCCTTGGGGTGGAAGGGCCTAGACGTTTTTTAACTCTGGCTACGCCGGACAGACGGTCGCACCAAAGCCCCGGATCAGATCCACAGTGAGCTTATCGTTACCTGCGGGTACCTTCCGGGCATCCTTCAGCCCTTGACTAGAGAGGTTGATGAATAGCCGAATCAAAAGTTACTAAGATTTTTCATGAGAGGAGTTCCCAGATGGGTGAGTCTGGGACTAGTAGGGGTGCTTTCAACACCTTGGCTTTTGGCCTGTGGGGCACGTGTTACCACGTGGGGAGGTCCACACACACTACTAGCATCGCTACAAAACTCCAAACAATCCAAAACTGTTCACTAGATCATCCACTATCTTAGCCTAACTAGCCATGATGCCCAACGCTGTCGAGAACCGGAAAGACCGGCACGAAGGGCTGTGCAAGAAGCAACGGTGTCAGTTCACCGCTCTCTGAAGCATAGACACTAAAGAGAC